TCAATCCTTCTTTCTGTGAAGGAGAAAAACCAAAGATACAAGATGTAGAATATGATTGTGTTACGATTGGTAGATGTTATAGTGGGAAATATCCATTTAAATTACATGATTTTATAAAAGGAACTGACTTAAATGGATTAGTAATCACATCTAAAACTGATTATGACGATGGTGCTTATTATGAGAAAAACAAAAATCGGGATAATACAATTTGGAATCAGCCCTATGATGTGGTGATGGATAATTTGGGGAAAGCTAAAACTTATTTCTCAACTTGTGATTATGAAACATGGGGAATTTCTTCTCTGGAATCTTTAGCACATGGTGTTCCAATAATTTTGAATTGTAACAAAACAGGAGAACACGCTTCGGAACATATTCCTGCAAGTTCGAGTCATTGTAAAAAGATAAAGAGTAATGACAAAGATGCTCTGATTGATGCTGTAAAAACATTTCAAGTTGATAGGAAGGAAGTTCAAGATATGACATGGGAAAAACATAATTTGAAGTCATGGAAAAATAATTTCATAGAGATTGCTTCCATGACAATAGACAAATTTAACACTAACAAGAAAAGATTATGAGAACACGAAAAAGTTTATTGAATGAAATGCTTTGTTTATCAGAAGTTCGGGGAGAGCTCGATGTTTCAAGTAATGCCGAAATCGAAGGTAGATTGAAAGAAATTGACATTGAAATAAAAAATTTAAAAAAGGAAGACAAAAATGATATTAGTTGATATGAGTCAAATACTATTTGCATCGGCATCTATGTCTATGAAAAATGGTAAAGCAGATATAGACATTATTAGACACATGACATTGAATAGTCTGAAAAAATATCGAAAAGAACATCATAATGAATATGGTGAACTGGTTATATGTTGCGATGGAAAACACTCTTGGAGAAAAGAACTTTTCCCACAATATAAAGCAATGAGAAAATCGGGAAGAGAAGCTTCATCAGTAGATTGGGGTAAGATTTTTGAGATATTTAATCAACTCAAAGAAGAAATCAAAGAAAACTTTCCTTATCGAGTAATCCATGTTGATAGTGCTGAAGCAGATGATGTCATTGGAACTTTAGTTTTGCGTGGAAGAGAGGAAGGTGAAAAAACATTAATTATTTCATCTGATAAAGATTTTATACAACTACAGATGAACGATAACGTCTACCAGTATAGTCCTGCTACAAAGAAATTTCTGAATGGTGTTGACCCACAAGAATACCTAAAGGAGCATATTTTGCGTGGAGATAAAGGAGATGGCGTGCCCAATGTTCTTAGCGATGACAATGCTATCGTTGATAGAATTCGTCAGAATCCCATAACTAAAAAGAATCTTGAATTGTGGATGAATGGTTCGTTACCGAAAGAACATGCTGGAAGACATGAAAGAAATACTGAACTTATCGACTTGAGATACACTCCCTTCCACTTATCGTGTAGTATTTTAGAACAATATAAAAAGGAACCAATCGGTAATAGAAATAAACTCCCTGCTTATTTCACAGAAAATAAATTGGAAGTGTTGTCAAATCACATTAAAGACTTCTAGTCAATATGTAGACGGATGAAAAGAGTTGTGGAGGCTCTTCTCATCCTAACATCAACAATCTTTCTAGGAGAATGCCATGTCTACCAGTATTTATCATTACGAAAGATGGGGAGTTTATAAATACTTCTATGAAAACATTCTCTCAATATCTCGACTTACAAGAAAAACTCATACTTTATCAGCAGGGTAAGAAATACGGACAGATAGTTTTTCTCGCAGGTGGGGCTGGTTCGGGCAAGGGATTTGCTCGAGATAATTTTATGGAGCCGGAAAAGTTTAAGATAAGAGATGTTGATGCTTGGAAAACCGCTTTCTTAAAAATGTCTGACCTTCAAGATAAGTATCCAGAGATAAAAGGATTGAATTTAAAAAATCCTAAAGACGTTTATAAAATTCATATGTTCGTGAAAAAACTTGGGATCAGAGACAAATCCCTCGATATTATGCTCGCAGATGCAAACACGAAACAGTTACCTAATATCATGTTTGACATTACTTTCAAAGATGTAAGTGACATTTCAACAATAATTCCAAAACTGGAAGCAGCAGGATATCAGTCAAAAAATATTCATCTTACATGGGTTCTAACAAACTATGCAGTTTCGATTCTCAACAATCGTGACAGAGAAAGAGTTGTTCCAGAAGATATAATGTTGATGTCGCACGAAGGTGCTGCAAAGAATATGTATGATGTAATCAAGGGAAAACTTCCAAGAGGTCTAAATGGAGGTGTTCGTGTTGTTCTGAATAATCGAGAAAATACCATTCCTTATGTCGATCCTGAGACAAAGAAACCAATAAAAACCAGAACTGGCAATATAATTGTCACAGATTTTACCTACCTAACCTTCAAAAAAGAAGGAAAAACGATTGCTCCCGAAGCAGATGTGAAGAAAGAAGTTCTAGGATGGATTTCGGCAAACGTTCCCAAAACAAAACTTACCAAAGATTTCTCCCACACAGAATAAAAAAGAACTTGACAAAGAGTTGATGACTTGTTATAATATAAGTATGGAAGTGAGAAAGAAAGGAAAAAAATGTCAAAATCGTTGAAAATTATGAGAAAAGAATTTCTAAAGAAGTATTCGGGCAAATTGTCGGGATATGAACATCTTGACGATGGAACAGGCGATTATTCCAAAGAACCCGCTGGATTGGAAGTTGGAACAGATGAAGTTGTATTAAATTACAAAAAAGTCACCCCAGGCGAAGAAAAGACTTGACAAAGTGCTGATGATCTAGTAAAATAGTAGTTGAAGTGAGTGAGAAAGAAACCTTTAAGAGAGACTATATTATGATGAAAAAAACTGATTTAGTAGAACAGAAGTCGATGCTCGCCAAACTGATGGCAGCAGAGAACATTACTGTTGAACACAAGAAAATCCCTACCGCAGCATTCGATGTAAAAAATCGAGTCCTCTACCTACCTATTCTAAAATGGAAGCCTGGTTCAGATGTTTATGATCTGTTCTGTGCCCACGAAGTTGGTCACGCTCTATGGACTCCTTTTGACGGATGGCATTCTTCTATAAGTGAAAAAGGTAAAGGTTACAAATCCTTTCTGAACGTAATCGAAGATGCTCGTATCGAAAAGAAAATCAAGAGAAAATTTGCTGGTGCTCGTAAGTGTATGTTGGGCGGTTATAGTGAGTTGATGAATGAAGATTTTTTCGGATTACGAAAGATGGGTGTCGATGCTAATGATCTTAATTTGATTGATCGTATTAATCTTTACACTAAAGCTGGAACTCAGTATTCGATTGAGTTTACTGAAGAAGAGCGAGAGTGGGTTGAAAAAGTTATGAGAACTGAAACATGGGAAGATGTCGTTGAAGTTACTGATGCTCTTTATGAGTGGTGTAAAGAAAACGAATCCGAAACAGACAATAGTTATAGTGATTTCGATGAAAATGATGAAGATGAATGGGAAGAATCTGAAGAAGATGAAGAAAATACTTCTCCTATTGGTTCCGGCGAAGATGATTCGGATGATGACTCCGAAAAGTCAGAAGAAAATAAAACCAAACCTTCCTCTAAATCAAACGAAGATTCTACTGAAGAAAAAGATGATTCTAAAAACACTTCAAACAATTTTGAAGGCGGAACTAGTAGTGCTGGAATGAATAGCGATATTTCCGAAGAACCATCTTCTTTGACTGATGATAATTTTCGTGACAGAGAAGAAGAAATGTCAGATATGAGTGATGAAGTAAGAATTCCTAACTATCTGACATTTCCAAAAATCAATACAGAATCAATCGTTATTGACCATAAAGTTATTCATAAAGAACTGACCGATTATTACAACAACTGCAAAGGAGCAGTAGATGCCGGAAACGAACTGTTGAAAACGTTCAAAAAGAATAACGGTAAAATGATTAGTTACATGGTCAAAGAGTTTGAAATGAAGAAAGCTGCTGATATTCATCGTAGAGCATATGCTTCTAAAAAAGGCACACTCGATATGAATAAGATTCACGCTTATAAGTACAGTGAAAATCTTTTTCGTCAGATTACTTCTTTACCAGAAGGTAAAAATCATGGTATGGTGATGTTCATAGATTGGTCTGGTTCGATGAATGGTTATATTAAAGAAACTATCGAACAACTGGTAAACTTGACTATGTTTTGTTCCAAAGTTCAGATACCATTTGAAGTTTATGCTTTTACTGACCATTACAGAGATCATACTGAAAACAGTAACAGTTATAGTTTTAACAGAGAAAAATTTGAATATGATGAAACACCTGCTAGAAAGAAGATATCAACCTACAAGAAGAATGATTTGGTCATCAATCAACATTTACGATTGATGTCATTGTTCAACTCTAAAATGAAAAACCGAGAGTTGACAGAAGCATATAGAAACATATTGTTGGTTTCTGATTCATTGTCAAATTATTACGGTTATCGAAATCATGATTATTATGGAGCACCAAACAATTTTTCTTTGGGTGGAACACCATTAGATTCAACAATTGTTTGTGCTAAGACAATCGTGGAAGAGTTTAAGACCAAGACAAAAACTCAAATCGTCAATGTCGTATTTCTTTCTGATGGTCAGAGTAACAGACATATGGAATATATCAACTCCGAAAATAAGTTGAGTAATGTGAGTAAAAAAAGTTTACACATTGATGATGTTAAAACTCGAACAAGAGTTTATCCTACAAGAGATAATGGTAAACAAATGGATACAACTTCTATCTATCTTTTAGCTCTCAAAAAACAATTGGGAATAAATCTTCTTGGATTTTTCCTGACTTCTGGTGGAACTAGAAGAACTGCTAGTGAGATGGGCTGGATTATGGAACGATATCCAACTGATGAAGAAGTTTCAAAGTTTCGTAAAGAAAAGTTTTTGATTGAAACAGAAACATCTTATGATGAACTTTACATTGTCAATACTAAAAGTCTTCAGATTGATGATGTTGACCATATGGAAAAAGTTGAAGTCGGTGCTACTAAAGCGGTAATCCGAAGAGCTTTGAAAAAGAACACCAATGGTAAGTTACAAAATCGTGTTCTTCTCAACGCTTTTATCAAAAAAGTTGCTTGATGTGAAGAAAAAACTTGACAAAGAGTCGATGTATTGTTATAATATAAGTATGGAAGTGAGAAGAGATGACTTTTCTCATATTATGTGAACCCTCTCTTGAGAGATTTTGTTATGAGTTTTACTAAAAGACAAGAAAAAGCGATTGATAGTCTTCGCTCGTATCTCGGCGGTAAAAATACTTTTTCCCGCGATGATATTATGAATTTCGTAGAAGATGACGATTTCAAAATAAAAAATGTCATGAAGCCTTGGTTTCTGATTGACCGTATTCCTCGCTCAGAAAGAGGCACTGATAAAACATATGATTTCCCCTATGGTGATTCTATAGTGTCTACTACTCCTGTAGCAGAAACAATTGTTGCTTATGCTAAACCAGTAGAAAAAGAAACACCTAAAATGGTTTCAAACGTTATAGAGTTTCCAACAAATACTGAATCTTATGTTCCTTCCAAAGTTGATGGATATGTAAAGTTTGGTCATTACAATGATGTAAAAATCATTAAAAAAGCTGGAAGTTTTTACCCTGTCTTTATTACTGGTTTGTCTGGTAATGGTAAGACAATGATGATTGAACAAGTTCACTCTGAACTAAAGAAAGAACTTTTTCGTGTAAACATCACCATTGAAACCGATGAAGATGATTTGATTGGTCACTACGCTCTAATCGATGGTAGAACGGTTTGGCAAGACGGCCCAGTTGTAATGGCGATGGAACGTGGTGCTACACTTCTGTTAGATGAAGTCGATTTAGCATCAAACAAAATCATGTGTCTTCAACCTGTTCTGGAAGGCAATCCACTTCTTATCAAAAAAGAAGGCAGAGTGATTCGCCCCAAAGCTGGTTTCACAGTTATGGCAACTGCTAACACTAAAGGTAAAGGCTCGGAAGACGGGCGCTTTATCGGAACTAACATTCTCAACGAAGCATTTCTTGAGAGATTTCCAATTACTCTGGAACAAGAATATCCTACCATATCAGTTGAGAAAAACATCATCAAAAAACTGATGTCAAATCTTGGTTGTCTTGATGAAGAGTATGCTGTCAAACTGGTTGATTGGGCAGACTTGATTCGTAAAACCTTTTACGATGGTGGAGTTGATGAAATTATCTCTACTCGTAGATTGGTTCATATTGTAAATGCTTTCTCAATCTTCAAAGATAGAATGAAAGCAATATCAATGTGTGTTGCTCGTTTCGATGACCAGACCAAAGACACTTTCATGGATTTGTATTCCAAGTTAGATGAAACTGTCAGTCTTGAAGAAACTGAAGAAGAAAAACCAGTAGTCGAAGAAGTCGAAGATTACTCATAATATATACTACAGGGTGTTGCTCTTGTGAGTGACACCCTTTTGTCATATCTAGTGAATTATAATGGAGAATTATGGAAGTTAAAGTACCTGTCGAGGAATTGCGAGAAAGTAAAATAATGGTTTGTACACCGATGTATGGTGGAATGTGTTCAGGGATGTATTCTAAAGCATGTGCTGATCTTGCTACAGTAGCAACAAAGTATGGAATGGATTTAAAGTTCTTCTATCTATTCAACGAATCTCTTATTCCGAGAGCAAGGAACTATCTAGTAGATGAGTTTATGAGAAGTCATTATACTCATTTGATGTTCATTGATGCTGATATACATTTCGATCCAAATGATGTATTGACACTTGCTGCCTTAGATAAAGATATTGTTGGTGGCCCTTATCCGAAAAAATGTATCGCTTGGGAAAAAGTTCGGAATGCTGTTGATATGGGTTTAGCGGATGATGACCCAACTGTATTGGAAAAATATACAGGAGACTACGTTTTTAATCCTGTTGAAAATACACACAAAATACAGATATCTGAACCAGTTGATACTTTAGAAATTGGAACAGGGTTTATGATGATCAAGAAACAAGTATTCTTAGATTTCAAAGAAGCGTTTCCTCAATTTAGTTACAAACCAGATCACAATCGATCAGAACATTTTAAGGGTGATAGAAATATACACGCTTACTTTGATACTGTGATTGATTCAGAAGCATATCTTGGTGAAGTAGCTGGTGGTAGTGACCGTTATCTTTCGGAAGATTATTTCTTTTGTCAATTTGCTCGAAAGATTGGATATCAAATTTTCTTATGTCCGTGGATGGAATTGGGTCATATGGGTTCATATGTTTTTACAGGTTCAATGGCAAGTCTCGCAAATCTAGAATTTGCATCACATGGTATGGATACAACAAAAGTAAGCACTCATGAAAAACGAAGAAAAAAAACAAACTCAAAGAAGAAACGAAAATGAAGTTGACTATGTTTTCGATGAGGGCAAGTATTTAAGTGAAATTTGGGATGCAATTGATAAAACCTATATTTCACATTACGCTCAAAACAAAATACAATCAACAGAGTTTATCGCTGATGCAGGACACGGAGAAGGGTTCTGTATTGGTAACATCATTAAATACGCTCAAAGGTATGGTAAGAAGGGCGGATTTAATAGAAACGACTTGACAAAAGTCGCTCATTATGTTATTATTATGTTATACTTACATGATAATCATTACAACCGTGAATCTCAAGGAGAACACAATGAAGTTAAGTGAAAGCACAGTATCGTTCCTGAAGAACTATGCTAATATCAATCAAAGTTTAGAGTTTCGTGAGGGTAGCACTCTCAGAACTGTTTCCCCTCTAAACACAATTCTGGCCTCTGTTGAGATCAGCGAAGACTTCCCTAAGACGTTTCCTATCTATGAACTGAATCGTTTTCTTGGAACTCTTTCTTTATTTAAAGACCCCGAATTGGTTTTTTCGGATAGTAGTGTGTCAATAAAAGACGGTAACCACGAATCGACATATCATTATTGTGGTAGTAGTTCAATGTTTCAGACTCCACCTGAGAAAGAAATTGACTTTCCAGATGCGGAAGTTTCTTTTGAGTTGTCTGAAGATATTTTCAAGAAGACTATCAATGCCGCTAACACTCTTGGATTACCAGAAGTTGTTATACAAGGCGATGGAAGTGAAATTCGTATTCTTGTGGCGGATACTGGAAATACAACATCCGATTCTTTTTCAACTACTGTTGGTTCAACTGACAAGACTTTCCGAATGATATTCAAGATGGAAAATCTCAATAAGTTGATGGAGGGTACATATGATGTTCGCCTTTCTTCTAAACGAATATCTCACTTCAAACGTCAATCCGATACTTTAAACTACTGGATTGCTTTGGAAGCAAACTCATCCTATGATGAGTAATTTGAATTTAATTTATATTATGAAAGTGAAATATTATGGCAAAAGATTCTCTATTGTGGGTGGAAAAATATCGCCCACCTACAATCTCAGAATGTGTTCTATCGGATAAAATCAAGGGAACACTATCTGATTTGACTAAAGACGGAAAAGTTCCCAATCTTTTATTATCTGGTTCAGCAGGAGTTGGTAAAACAACTGTTGCTAGAGCACTATGTGAACAAACCAATTCCGATTACATAATCATCAATGGTTCGGATGAGGGTAGAATGATCGATACTCTCAGAAATAAGATGACACAATTTTGTTCTACCACATCTTTATCTGGTAGTTCAAGAAAAGTTGTTATCGTTGATGAAGCAGACTACTCAAATCCCGATTCTGTCCAACCAGCAATGAGAGGATTCATTGAGAAGTTTGCTGATAACTGTTCTTTCATCTTCACTTGTAATTACAAAAATCGTATTATTGAACCGATACATTCCCGATGTGCGGTTGTAGATTTTGTTCTCGGCAAAGATGAAAAACCAGAGATAGCATCTAAGTTCATGGAAAGATGCGAACATATTCTTAGCTCTGAGAATGTGGTTCACGACAAGAGAGTTGTTGCAGAACTTATCAACAAACATTTTCCTGACTTTCGTAGAGTAATCAACGAACTTCAAAGATATTCAACTTCTGGTAATATCGATTCTGGTATTCTAGCGAATATTGGTGAAATGAATTTGACTCAATTAATTTCATCTCTGAGAGAAAAGAATTTTCAGAACATGAGAAAGTGGGTTGCTACTAATGTTGACAATGACCCCGCTACTGTCTATCGTAAAATCTATGACAAACTATATGAAGTATTGGAAAAATCTTCCATACCACAAGCGGTATTGATTATCGCGGATTATCAGTATAAATCTGCATTTGTTGCAGACCAAGAGATTAACTTGGTCGCATGCCTGATTGAACTGATGTCGGAATGTGAGTTTGTATGAACCCATTTGACTTCATAAATCAAATCAATCATGGTAAGAAGAACTTGATTGATGAAACGCCAATACTTGAGAAGGAGTATAACTCCTTTATTATAAATCGTGGTTTAAGTTTCAACCACGATACTGCTCTGTTCGCCAATGAAATGAACTTTCGCAACCACCTAGATTCAAAACTTCAGTTTGACTTTTTACTAAATACAATAAGACCCAAAAAAAGATGGGGTAAATGGATTAAACGTGAAAATAATGATGTTCTTGAATTGATCAAGAAATATTACAATTGTAGTTACGAAAAAGCAAGAGATTATTCTACATTGCTGGATGACTCACAATTAGACATTATTCGACAAAATATTGAATTAGGTGGTTTGAAAGGAACAAAATGAGCGAAGCTATCATCCAAGCGATGATTGAAGTGAAGTTAAAAGAACCCGATGATTTTCTCAAAGTAAGAGAAACCCTCACAAGAATCGGTATTGCATCACGCAAAGAAAAAACATTATTTCAATCGTGTCATATTCTCCATAAACAAGGAAAATATTACATAGTACATTTCAAAGAATTATTTTCATTAGACGGAAAAACATCCAACTTTTCAGAGAATGATGAAGCACGGAGAAATACCGTTGCTAATTTACTTTCTGAATGGGAATTAATATCTTTGGTAGAACCAGAAAAATCAGCAGAACCTACAGTTCCATTGAGTCAACTCAAGATTCTTTCTTTTAAAGAGAAGGATGAATGGGAATTGACACCGAAATATAATATAGGAAACAAAAAGGAAGCTGACAATGAGAATGACAAGTGATTTATATTTTTTCAAAACGAGTCCAGAAGTAAAAGAACCATTTCGTGCTACGGTAGGTTCTGCTTGTTTTGATATGTGTTCATTTTTACCTGAGAGTTCAGAAGTAAGTGTTTATATGAATTCTCATGAACAGTTGGACAAAAGAAACAGAAAAGTAGTAGATGGAAGAGTTCAGATCAATCCTCACGAAAGAGCATTGATTCCTACTGGATTGATTTTTGACATTCCAAGTGGTCACTCTGTTCGTTTATATCCAAGATCGAGCCTTGCATTGAAACAAGGCTTGACACTTGCTAACAACGTGGGCATTATCGATTCTGATTATGTCGAACCAGTTTATATGATGGTTTATAACATAAGTGGATATCAACAATTTGTATCCGATGGAATCCGTATATGTCAGGCAGAAATGGTAAAGGATTTGCCATATATTATTATGAAAAGTGATGTTCGCCCAGAACAAAAAACTGATAGAGATGGAGGATTCGGTTCAACTGGAAAGGACTAACTTGGCTTATATTTTACACAAATGGACGGTTGCTACTGTTCAAGTCGTTTACTACATACCAGACTATTTACACGTTGTGAATGAGTTTATGTGGCAGACAGAAGACCAAGTTCCCGAATATCCCCGCTGTAAGCGATTTCTCGATTTTTGGGATAAGAATATTGACGGGCCGATTAAAGAAGCTTACATTTACGATCAAGGTCAAAGTAAAGTCAGGATGGTAGACCGAAAATTTAAAATGAACTAGAATAAAACTATATTATGTCCGAAGAAAAAGATAACACTCAAGTAGAATATAAAGAAGAGAGACAGATGGGCAAGGCCGCAAGTCTTGCTATGGAACTCTCTAAAGAAAAGAAACGTCTGCAAGAAGAACTTGAGGATATGCAGG